TAGAAACATTTTTACAAAGGTTAAGATAAAATGGCAAGTAACAAATTAACAGTTTCAGATTTAGATTTTGACTCTATAAAAACAAATTTAAAAACATTTTTACAAAGTCAATCAGAGTTCCAAGATTATAATTTTGAAGGATCAGGTTTTTCTATTCTTTTAGATTTATTAGCGTACAATACACACTACCTAGGTTTCAATGCTAACATGCTGGCAAATGAAATGTATTTGGATAGTGCTGATATAAGAAAAAATATAGTATCACTTGCTAAGATGTTAGGTTATACTCCTACATCAGCAAAATCTCCTACGGCTAGTTTAAATATTTTAATCAATAATGCTTCAGGCGTTTCAGTTACAATGTCTAAAGGAACAGTTTTCACATCTAGTATAAGTGGAAACTCTTATCAATTTGTTACAAACCAAATTCACACTTTAACACCTTTAAATGGCGTTTATCAATTTTCAAATATTCCTGTTTATGAAGGTACATTAACCACTTTTAAATACACAGTTAATACTTCCGATCCTGACCAGCGATTTATAATACCTAGTGCTAACGCAGATACAACAACTTTAAAAGTTCAAGTTCAAAATTCATCAGGTGATACAACAACAGCAACATATAGTTTAGCGACAAGTATTACAAGTTTAGATTCAACAAGTAAAGTTTATTTTTTACAAGAAGTTGAAGATGGTAAATTTGAAATCTATTTTGGTGATGGTGTTATTGGTAAATCTTTATCAGATGGTAATATTGTAATAATGGAATATATTGTTACAAATAAAACAGAAGCAAATGGAGCTTCTAGTTTTACTTTATCAGGTGCAATTGAAACTTTTTCAGATGTTTCAATCACAGCAGTTTCAACTGCTCAAGGGGGCGCTGAACCACAAACAAAAGAATCAATTAGATATAATGCTCCTTTACAATACTCATCACAAGACAGAGCGGTCACTACAAGCGATTATGAAACAAAAGTGTTAGAGTTATATCCAAATGCTCAATCCGTTTCAGCATGGGGTGGTGAAGATGATGAAACACCAGTTTACGGTGTAGTAAAGATTGCGATTAAGGCAGCTTCAGGTTCTACTTTAACAGATGTTACAAAAGAAAGTATTGTATCTCAATTACGAAAATACAATGTTGCTTCTGTTAGACCAATAATTGTTGATCCAGAAACAACTTCTATTATTTTAACTTCGAATATTAAATATGATGAAAAGGCAACTACAAAAAATACTAATACTTTAAAATCAGAAATTACCACAGCAATTTCAAATTATAATACAAACACATTACAAAAATTTGATGGCGTGTTTAGACATTCAAAAGTTACAGGTTTAATTGATGATACAGATACAAGTATATTATCTAACGTAACAAGTTTATTAGTTAGAAAAACATTTACACCAACAATAAGTTCATCAACAAGATATGACATTTATTTTAGAAACGGTATATTCAATCCACATACAGGTCACAAGTCAGGTACTGGTGGTGTAATTACAACATCAGGATTTAAAGTGACAGGTGATGCAACAAACATTTATTACCTTGATGATGACGGTTCAGGTAATATAAGAAGATATTATTTTGCAGGTTCTATAAGAACATATATTAATAATACACAAGGTACAGTGAATTACACTACAGGACAAATTACAATCAATTCTTTAGATATTGCTTCAATAGAAAATATACGAGGCGCTTCATCCACTCTAATAGAAATAACTGTAGAGCCAGCTTCTTATGATATTGTTCCTGTGAGAGATCAAATTATAGAAATTGATACAGCAAACTCAACAATCACAGTAGAGGCAGATACATTTGTTGGTGGTTCAGCTACTGCTGGTGTAGGTTACACAACAACATCTAACTACTAATGGCGACATTCAAAGACAAAATATCACAACTGATTAATAGTCAGGCTCCAGAGTTTGTTGTTGAACAACACCCTAAATTTTTAGAATTTGTAAAATCATATTACACCTTTATGGAATCTGCCGAGTTAGATGTAACTTCGGTTCAAACAACAGATGGTATTCAATTAGAAACAGAAACTAATCAAAATAATGAATTAATTTTAGATGGTTCTCGTATTGATTCAGATAGAACACAATTAGACGCTGGTGATAAAATACTTTTAGAGAGTTCTGCTTTTGGTAAATTTACAAGAGGCGAAACAATCACAGGCCAAACTTCAGGAGCTACAACAACAGTCCTTACTGAAGATTTAAATAATGGCCGTTTATTCATATCAGCACAAGACAAATTAATAATAGGCGAAACCGTTTTAGGCACTTCTTCAAATGCCAGTGCTGTTGTTAATAATTACAGACCAAATCCTGTTACCAATATACAAGAGTTATTAAACTTTAGAGATCCTGATAAGGTAATATCTAATTTCTTAACAAAGTTTAGAACAGAGTTTTTAAATACATTACCAGAAAATCTAAATTCAAATGTTAATAAAAGAAGCTTAATTAAAAATGTAAAATCACTTTACAGAGCAAAAGGTACAAATAGAGGTCACGAATTATTTTTTAAATTATTATTTAACGAAGATTCTGAAACAATCTATCCAAGAGAAAATATGTTAAGAGCGTCTGACGGTAAATGGGATACTCAATTAACAATGAGAGCTATACAATCAAATGTTCAAATTACTACAGGTGATACAGTTAGTTTAATTGGTAGAACAGTTACAGGTGAAACTTCAGGCGCTACAGCAATTATTGAAAATGTATTTAAATTTAAAATTGGAGAAAATGAAGTAAGTGAATTTATTTTAAATGTAGATACAATATCTGGTACTTTTCAAATAAGTGAAGTTATTAGAGGTACAGAAACAGATGATGATGATGTTTTTATTAAAGCTACTATTACAGGTATTCCCGATTCAACAACATTAACAAATGATGGTACCTTATATACTGAAGGAGAAACTGTTAGTTTTACAGGTGGTGGAACAGGAGCTATTATAAATGTTGACGCTATTGGTAGAGGCAGTTTAACAAATTTTTATATTGACGAAGGTGGTTCTGGTTATGAAATTGGTGATGATATTGTATTTAATAACACAGATACAGGTGGTGGTTCAGCGACAGCAAAAGTTTCATTAGTAAATGGTGGTATTGCTCCTGAGGCAAATACAACTGGTATGGACGCAACAGATCATATCATATTAGAAGATGAAACTGTAAGAGGTGATGTTTACACAGGTAATAAAATTGTACAAGAAAGTGGCTCAGGCTCGGGTGATATTACAGATGTACGAATTATAAATGCTGGTTCAAACTACCAATCTTTACCTATTGTAACAGTTGATGATACAAACGGATCAGGTGCTACAGTATTTACTTATGGTTCAGAAATAGGAAGAGTCTTAGCATTAAAGATAGTAGAGTCAGGTGCTGAACATCAATTATCTCCTAGTCCGCCATCACTAACATTAAGAAAAAAAGTTTTAGTATTAGATAAATCAGGAAACTTTTCAACTTCCGAAACCGTTACAGGTATTGCTTCAGATTCTACGGTAGTTACAGCAACAGTTATTTCATTTGATGCAGATAGGAATATTTTAACTTTAAGTAATTCTACTGGAATATTTGGTGAAGATACAACAATCACAGGTGATACAAGTGGAGTTACAGCCACCGTAAAAGTAACTGATTTAGCTACAGCAACAACAACAGTAGGAGCCACAGCAAATACAGCAGGTACTTTTTTAAATGAAGATGGTTTTATATCTGAAACTACAATGAAAATACAAGATAGTTTATACTATCAGGACTTTTCTTATGTTATTAAAGTTGGTCGAACAATTAATGACTGGCGAGATAGTTTTAAAAAGACAATGCACACAAGTGGTTTTTACTTTACAGGTCAAGTTAATATTCAAACACAGGTTGATGCTCAATTAAGAAGCTTTACAACAGCAAATTCTGGTGTTAGTTATGACGGTATTCAATTAGTTCTTAATACTCTATTCTCAACAATCTTTGGTAGAAGATTAGGAACAACAACAGATGGTACAACATTAAGAATAAATCCAGAGTTGGGTGTTGATCCAGATTTTTCAGATTCTACGATTACACCTTTAAACAAAAATACAAGAGATTTAACACTAAATCAATCTATTACTATAAACCTACCAGAAATTAAAGAAAAAGTTGCTATTAGAAGTAATACTACAAGATATGGTGTTCCTGTTGCAGGTCCTACATTTAAAAGTATTGGCAAATTTTCTTTAGGTTCTAACTTTGGTAATCAAACATCTATAGAAATACTAAATGCTTTAAGACTAGGTGGCACATTAAATAGTAATATTGATGGTGAGTTAAATAATTTAAGTGATTTTAACTTTAAATTAAAAACTAGTTTTGCTATACCCTCTGAAATATGGCACGTATCTGGTGATACTTTTGATGAAACTTTAACAACATTTGACCAGACAAATGTTAAATTTGATACTGTATAAAAATGATTATAAATAGTAAAGAGAAATTAGTTATAACAGTAAATGGTCAGTTAATTTTTAAACAAGTACCTGAACCAAACGTTAAAATAACTGTTATAAAAAGAGTAGAAGAATAGAATGGCAAAACAAATAATTAACATAGGTACTACGGACAATGATGGAACAGGTTCTACCATTAGAGCTGGTGGTGATATAGTTAATGATAACTTTACAGAAATTTATAATTTTTTAGGAGGAAGTTCATTACCATCAACAGTACAAATAACTACAAGAACACCTGTAAATACAGGTCAAAGTGGCGATGTTGCTGGTTTGATTGTTGCCGATTCTTTATATATTTATGTTTGTATAGGAACATTTGATGGTTCTACGATAATTTGGAAAAGAATAACACTTGGATCTTATTAATTTATGTATAAATATAACAAAGAATAGAGAATTATGCCAGCAATTATAACAAACAAATTTAGAATACACAATCAGGAACAATTCGTTGAGTCTTTTACAGAAGCTTCACCAAATGTGTATTATATGGGTATTGGTAGATCACAAGCGTGGGCTACGTCCACAAGAGGCGACAGCCGTACTCAATACGAAGGCACAGATGCCTCTCCATTAACACCAGTCGATTCAGTATCACAAGAGTTTCATACATTTGATGATATTTTAGCGGCTAAAAAAGTTACAAGTTCAGATGTTTCGGTTGTTATTCCAAGAAGAAATTGGACTACAGGTACAGTATATGATTATTACAGACACGATTATGGTCATTATGTAACAGGTTCAACTTCAAGTGTAATTACAGCAGATAGTGGTGCTACAGCTTTATATGACGCTACTTTTTATGTTTTGAATAGTAATAATAGTGTTTACAAATGTTTAGACAATAATGATGGTGCTACTTCTACAGTAGAACCTACTACAGTTTTAACACCAATACAAACAACTAGTGATGGTTATAAGTGGAAATTTATGTACACTCTTTCTGCCTCTCAACAAACAAATTTTTTATCAACAGATTTTATGGCCGTTGTAACAGACTCAACAGTGGCTGCCGCTAACACAGCCGGTGCTATTGATATAGTAAAAATTAAAACAGCTGGATCAGGTGGTACAGATGGTACTCATACGGGTATTGCTATTAGAGGTGATGGTTCAAGTGGTACAGTTTCAGTTACAGTTTCATCAGGAGTTGTAACAGCAGTAACAGTTACAGCAGGAGGAACAGGTTATACATTTGGTTACATAAGAAACGCTGATATAGTTTCAGCAGGGGCTACAAGTTTAACAGGTGCTGAATTAGATGTTATCATTGGTCCTAAAGGCGGCCACGGTGAAAATGCTTTAATAGAATTAGGTGGTTACTTTGTAATGTTAAACACTAACTTTGAAGCAGGCGAAACATCAAACTCTGGTGACTTTACAACAGCAAATGATTTTAGACGAGTTGCTTTAATGAGAGATCCAGAATCAGGTGGTTCTGCTGCATCTTCAACTACTTTAAGAGGAACAAAAGCTGTACTAGTAACTAGTCCAAGTGGTACATTTACAGCAGATGAAGAAATTAATCAAGCAACTACTGGCGCAGTCGGTAAAGTCGTAGAATGGGATAGTTCAAATAATATTCTTTATTATATACAAACAAGATTTAATGATGAAGGTGTTGACGCTAACGGTAATCAAACAGCGTTTTCTGGTACTAATACTATTACAGGTCAATCATCATCAGCAACAGCAACGCCATCAAGTTCATCAACAACGGTAGATAGTGTTATTTTTGCTAGTGGTTATAGTTCTGGTGAAATTGATGAAGATGCGGGTGATGTACTATATATTGAGAATAGATCGCCAATTACAAGAGCGTCCGATCAAACTGAGAATATTAAATTAATAATTGAATTTTAGAGGGAAATAAATGCCAAGTCCAACAGACTTTAACCTCTCGCCTTATTATGATGACTTTACCGAGTCAAAAAAGTTCCATAGAGTTCTTTTCAGACCTGGTTTTGCCGTTCAAGCGAGAGAATTAACACAGACACAA